GCAACACCTACGCTCCCATCTGCATACATCTGACCATACACGTGTAAGTTCACTGTGTTTGATGTGTCGAAGGTAATTAGAGTGTCAGATGGACCCATGAACGAACGTGTCATCACGAATTCCTGTGCCGACATGTCGTACCCGATAACAAGGTTCGCCTCATGGTCATCTTCAACCATGATGAGTGCGTTATCGAAAGTACCATCGACGTTGTTGTTCGCCATCATAATCACTGGGTCTTGTACGACCAAGTTCTGCACTGTCTGATACGTCGTCGTTTCACTGATGTATACGTTTCCGAAGACGTTCATATCACCAAACAACTTGAAACCTCCATTCTCAATCACGACATTTCCATTCTGAAAAACGGCTACATTCGCACCTACATTTTGAGACGTTCCCACGACAAGTTTAGTGTCGATGTTCACATTGGTTGCCACCACGTTTCCAGAAACTGCCAATACATTTGAAGCAGTTCTATCAACCTTGAATTCGCTACCCACACTCATCGTTGACCTCGACAACACATTATTGGCGATGACATTACCCCTCGCGTTCACCAAGTGAATGTTATCCCTATCAATCGTAAATTCATTGTTGGGGCCAATTTGGAATTCGTTTGTCGCTGCAGGTGCGGCGATACCTATTTTGTCATTCACGTACAGGCGCTCACTGCGAATACCCTTCGTGACATCGAGAACTATGTTGGGAGCTGAATTGTCCATGAACAGACTTGTACCCATCGAAAAGGATTTAGTGGCACTCGTATTCGAAATTGCAACTGTGTCGACTGTTAAAAGCTCGACTTCAATTTCACTGGTAATAATACTTCTCACAGATGACAGAACATCCTGTTCTGTTGGGTCTGCGTCCAGACTTGCTACATAAATCTGGTCGAAACGAACTGTCCTACCCATATACTTTAGTTACCGAATAAAATTCCAGCCAAACCATCTTTGATTCTGAGGATGTTATAGTTTACGGCATAGACAAATAGTGATTGGTTGGCGGGTCTTTGGTTACCCTTCTCAACACCGCGCAAGACGAGCTTGGCATTATCGAGGCGACTGAAGTTGCAGGAACCTGATGGATTGTAGTCTGAGACATTGAGGCAGAAGTGGTATCCGAAGAACCTCGTGTACAGGAGTACCTCAGTTTCAGTAATAAATTCACTGTGACCGTATTGTGACTTGTAGTAGTTTTGTATCGTGTGAAAGTAGACAGGTGTCATATTTTCAAGGAGAGGTGTACCATTGATTTGGATGTCAGCGTTTAAGAATGTGAAACGGTCGTTTGCGAAATCATCACTCGATGCACCGAAACCCCAAAAGAGAGACTTCACGGGGTGGTTAAAGCTCGAAATGTCAACAACGTTGTACCCACCCCTCTCAGTCGTGTTATCACTGACTGTTTCCAATTCATTTTCGAGACGTTGGGATTGGGTGATGACAAAATCCATCTGACGTCGAGTCATCGATTCACGTTCCTCTTTGTCGAGATAGATGTAGTTACCATACAACTTTGCCTGTTTATCTATCTCGTTTATACCCGCCACATTTGTCTCATCAAAGTTGATTCGTATCTCGACTTGATGATTCTGAAGTGCCACGAGGGGTAAGAACGCCTTGTGGTCACAGAAAAAGAAATGAAGGGGTAAGAACGTAAAGTTAGCATTCGACGTTTTATTGTTCAACTCTTGTGACTTATTGTACGTGTCAGCCAGATAATTAGGCCAGATGTCCGAGTAATAATCGTAGTGTTGTGAGTCCACCTTTTGTCCACCTATAAAGAGGTCTACAGTAGAATTGTAGAACAGGTTTGAAGCGATGTTTCCATTTCTGGTCGACGATTCAAACCATAATCCATTGATGGCATCCCCCAAAACTGGAATCTGGATGGATGTGTCGTTCGTGTTGATAGTTTTAATAAACTTGGGAGCTTGCGAAAAGTTTGTGTGTCGAGCAAACTTCATACGAAAAAAGGAATGTCCCTCCTCACTCGTGAGATACACATCCTGAACACCTTTAGAAACAAGCTGTATCAATGCACCAGACATTTAATAGATGTTCAGATTATAAAAACAGACACTTTCCCTGGGGGAATGTGGGCTTCTCTTCAGCCACCCTACCATGGATTTTGAAACCACCTTGACGGTACACCTTCGTACGTTTATAGTACATAGCCGTAAAGATAGACCATGGGTCATGGACGTCATAGATGTGAGGGTTATTCTTCTTACCCTTTGTCTCCCTCATAATTCTTCCAATACTTTGAGTGATGTCTGACTTTGGTGATGCCAAGATGACAGTGTCCAAGGTTGGGATGTCCAAGCCTTCGTGGGCTTGACTGAACGTCGCAAAGATGATTTTCTTCTTTGAAGACTCCTGAAGTTGAGCCTCCTTCATACCACCCATATAGAGTCCCGAAGTCTTGGGGAAACATTGGTGGAGGAGTTCACAATGCTGACGTCTATCACTGAGGACGAGGAGTTGTCTCGTTCCAGCTGAAGCCTTCTTCACGAGTTCGACGAGCATTTTGTTTCTTTGCCTATCCTCAACCAATTCTGTAATCATGTTGGGCATCGATATCTTCCCGTTTCGCATAGAGGGTGGTGGATTCCTATAGTTTGGAGATTCAAAGATGACTGGAAACACCTCCACCTGTTCCTGATTCTTCCTCTCTACGGCGAAAAAGGTGGGTCCCATGAACCAGTGAAGTACTTTGGTCAGCCCATCCTTCCTCTCGGGTGTTGCTGAGAGACCAAAGATGTGCTTAGGACACATTTTGAAGAGCGACTGACTGAACACTTTCGCACATATGTGGTGCGCCTCATCCACGATGAGAGTACCCACGGTGTCAAAATCGGTAAACGAGTACTCCTTGAGGGAGAGTGACTGTAGCATCGCGATGACAAAGTCGCAGTCAACCTCTTTCTTATCCTGCTGGACGATGCCAATGGTGGCACCTGGACAGAACTGTTGAATTCTCTCCTTCCATTGGTCTGCCAAAAACTGTTTGTGAACAACAATCATCGTTCGGTACCCCAATGTACACGCTATAGCCAAGGATACCGTCGTCTTCCCATAGCCACATGGTAGAGAAAGGATACCATGCCCTGCCTTAATTGCTGCTGCATGAGCTTCGTTTTGGTGTGTGGCATCTCTGAGTTGTCCAGCAAACTTTGCTCTAATTCGGGTAGGTTCGGGTCGTTTGTCGTACTTGGGTTCTCCAAGCTTAGCACTTCCATAGAATCTGGGAACACACACTCCACTCTTTGTTGGTCTAAAAACTTTGAAAGGCGGTGGAGGAAATCCGTAGTCCCCATTGACTTGGGCTCTTACCGTAAGTTCCTTTTTAATTTCTTGGAGTGGACCCTCACTTACTAGGTACCCAGTTCTAGTTAGGGTGGTCATACTTATTTAAAGGTTACAAACTTTAAATGAGTACAAAGATGCCCATCGTCGACGTTGAAGAGAATATTAAGGGGCTTGAGAAGAACATCGAGCAGATGACCCAGGAGGTATTTCGCCTTCAGGGTATGCTCCAGACTTTTCGTGGTTTCCAGAAGGGTGGTCTCAAGACCATCGACCTCCCCAATGACCCTAATCAGCCCACCGAGGCTCCTGTCGAGGAACTCGAGAGTACCCAAGAGAAGCCCGAGTGATTTCCTACATTCCAGAACCCCTTGAAGTCCACTATGACTTCAACTTCATCCCCCTTTATAAGAGACTGCACGGGTCGCCCCTTGACTTCGCACATCACTCTCCTATAACGGAATGGAACTTTCACTGTGAGGACATGACCATCGAGGGGGTCGTCGACGTTTTGATTGATGAGGAAGTGCATCCTTGATGTGTGCATACCCCTAATGATTTCCGATGCTTTTGGGGGAATCGTGAGGCGTATGTACTTTTTGTCATTGAAATCATACATGGGTTCATATACAGCAGCCCGAAACTTCATTGATTTCTGTTACGATAGATGAGTACTAAAACTATAAGTAGCACCACAACAAATACTAAAATTTGGGAAAGCTCTAGGGAACGGAGTGGCTCCCTCGTTCCAAACACCTGGTGACTAAGGCGTCTGGACACCTCCGTCGCCGCCTCTAGACTCGAGTATGGTGTATCACGTGGGGACATCATACCACACATGGCGACATGAGGACACTTACCAAAGAAGGGGAGTTGACCATGGAGACTGAGAACCCCCGAAGATTGGGAGAAGACCCACTTATCATCTTCCCATGTAGCACCCCAACCTATGCGCATCGTCGTGGGTTGTTCGAGACCCAACTGCTCCAAAACACCCAACTTGAGTTCATCAGGATTCTTCGAGAGAATTTCTTCGTTGATGTCACAAATGACACATGAAACTGTTTTACCATCAGAGAGAACCTTTGGTTGAAGATTCCACTTGGTCGTGGCAGCAATCTCTACATCCGAACCGAGTGTCACAGGGGTCTCGTAATCGAGGAGGATATTAATGGCACCATAGGTACTCTCACGAACCTTCTTGTCTGCATCGGGTCCCCAGTTGTCTCCCAAGAATTTGAGGGCTGGACTGTTATCGAGGCATAGGAATAGAAGCCCGTCATCCAATTGGGTCTCACCA